GTTAGCATCAGTTAAATCTACATTGAGTACTATTAAGAGTCCACAAAATAAAACGAAATAATGAGTTGGGAGATATTTAGAGCTGAGTACAAACAAGGATTAGATAACAATGATGATATGGCTAAGGTTATTGCTGAATCATATGATAAGTGTGTAAAGACTGGAATGAGTGGAGCAGGAACAGCACCACCCGCACCATTAGCAGCAGGAAATGTTCCAGGTTTACAAATGATGTTAAAATTATGTTTTAGTGCTTACGGAGCAGTTCCATTATCAACATCATTGGATACAGGTTTAAAACTTTATTGGTTGGGTGGTACTACCGCTGCAGGAGCATTGGTAACCAACCCAGGCATAACAGCATCATACATCGATGCTCAAGGAAAGTTGAATGAAACGATTGATGATACAATTGACCAATTTATAACGGCATTTAATATTTATCATCAACAGATTGTTTTTACAATCGCAGCACCAACACCTTTAGTATCGGTAGGATATAACATAGCATAGGAGGTCAGTATGACTAAAAAAGAACTTGTAAGAATAATACAAGAAGTAGTGAAGATAGAAGTCAAAAAACAAGTGAAACAGATATTTATTAATGAGAATAAATCATCTCTAAAATCTCTCGCACCAAAACCAAAACCAGTTAAGAAGAAAGTTGTAAAACAAAAGAGAGAATTCGTTTCAGGTAATGATGCATTGAATGATGTATTAAATGAAACTATCGGTTTAAGTAAAGGTGATGAAATGGAAGAGTATCCAACAATGGGTGGTGGAACATTTGACTCTACAAGAGCATCAGAACTATTAGGATACGGAGATTCTTTAGCAGCAGGTGGTGATAAACAAGCACAAAGAAATGCGGCAGCTGCACAAACATTTAGAGAGAAAGGTTTAACTTCAAACCAAGTACCTGAAGATGTAATGAATGCACTAACAAGAGATTATAGTGATTTAATGAAACATGATAAATTCAAAAGTAGAAAATAATGGCTGAAAATACATCCACATTAACCAATCCATCAGTAAGAACTATCAATGAAGATAATGATGCGTTCTTTGGATTAACTTTTCCACTTACATACACAAGTGGTAATGCTGGATTCTTTCCAAGAAGTTCTACAATTCGAGAACAAGTTTCTACGAATATAAAAAATTTATTACTTACAATTCCAGGTGAGAGAGTTAACCAACCAACATTTGGCTGTGAGTTAACTGCTTTGATATTTGAACCAGCCGAAGAGGGTTTGGAAGAAAGGATAGAAACAGCAATTGCAGAGTCATTGGCACAATGGTTACCATATGTAACAATAGGTTCAATTGATGTTGTTCTATCACCAAATGAAAATAATGTTTTAGTAAATTTAGAGTTTAATGTAGATGTAGATGATGAAGATGCACCTGAACAGATATCATTTAACTTCAACACAGGAGGATAATAATGGCTTTGGATGTAGAATACGGAACCAATATTAAAAAAGAGAAAAAGAAAGTAAAGTATATTGGAAGAGATTTTAGTTCAATAAGACAGAACCTTATTGAGTTTGCAAAATCATACTATCCAACTGCCTATAATGATTTCAACGAATCATCACCAGGTATGATGTTTATTGAAATGGCATCTTATGTTGGGGATATGTTAAGTTACTATGTTGATAATCAGTATCGTGAAACTTTATTACATAGTGCAGAAGAAAAGAAAAATATTTTTAAGATTGCACAATCATTTGGATACAAACCAAAACTAAGTACACCTGCAAGTGTAGTTTGTGATTTAACACTTGAAGTTCCAGCAGATGGTAGTGGTGATACTTATGAACCAGATTTAACTTATGCATTAAAAGTAAATGCAGATAGTATATTCTCAAGTAAAGGTGGTAGAAGTTTTAGATTGATGGATGATGTTAACTTTGCTTTCTCATCTTCTTTCGATACAAGAAAAGATGTTGTTTCTAAAACAGAGGGTGATATACCAACACACTTTACATTAACTAAAAAAGCAATATTAGAAAGTGGATTTAAAACTTCTGAAGATTTTACTTTTGGTGATGCGGTAAAGTTTGATAAAATTATTTTAAGTAAAGAAAATGTTATTGAGATTACTTCGGTAGTTGATGATGATGGAAACACATGGTATGAAGTTCCTTTCTTAGCACAAGATACAATTTTCCAAGATATGGAAAACAATTCTACAAACTCACCTGATGTTTCAGCAAGTTCAGATGCTGCTCCTTTCTTATTAAAGTTAGTAAAAAGTGCTAATCGTTTTACACGATACATTAGAAGTGATGGTAAAACAGAATTAAGATTTGGTGCAGGAACATCTACAAATGCAGATGAAGAAATAATACCTAATCCAGATAATGTTGGTAGTTCACTTGGTACAGGTTTATCTAAACTTGATGAATCATTTGACCCAAGTAATTTCTTAAAGACAAAAGCTTTTGGACAGGCACCAGGTAATATTACATTGACTGTAACTTACACTTATGGTGGTTCACAAATAGATAATGTTGTTAGTAGTGAGATTACTAATCTTGATACTATATCCACAACACTTGATGAGGATGGATTAGATACAACAAAATTAAAAGAAACAAAAGAAAGTTTATCAATTATAAATAATGAACCAGCAACTGGTGGTAGTGGTGGAGAAACACCAGAACAAGTTAGACAAAACGCAGCAGCATATTTTGCTTCACAAAATCGTGCGGTAACTAAAGAGGATTATATTGTTAGAGTTTACTCACTACCACAGAAGTATGGTGCAGTTGCTAAATGTTTTATCGTACAAGATGAACAATTAGAAGTTAACACACAAACGATTATGAAACAAGGTAAAATTGTTAAACAACCAAACACAAGTGTGATACCTAATCCACTTGCATTAAATATGTATGTGTTGGGTTATGATGGTAGTAATCATTTAGTTGCATTGAATGAAGTTGTTAAACAAAACCTAAGAGTTTATTTATCTCAGTATAGATTAGTAACAGATGCTATTAATATAAAAGATGGATACATTGTAAACATCGGAGTAAGATTTAGTATTATCACACAAAGAGGATATAACAAAAACGAAGTATTATTAAGATGTATTGAATCAGTTAAAAAACATTTCAATGTGGATAACTGGTCAATAGGTCAACCAATTATATTGAGTGATATAGCATACAAGATTTCTTTAGTAGAGGGTGTGGCAAGTGTTGTACCACCTGAAGATGATAATCCACAAAAACAAATAGTGGTTGTTGAAAATAAATATAGAACTGAAGATGGGTATAGTGGACATATATATGATATGCAATCTGCAACAAAAGATGGTGTGATATATTCTTCACTTGACCCAAGTATATTTGAACTTAAATACCCAAATACAGATATTGAGGGTAGAGTAATAGGAGATGTATAGTGTATTATTTTGAATATCCAATAACCGATACAACAATTTATGAGGGTAATGTAACTTCTTCTATCAATACAGGTTTAGACCAAATATTAGAAGTAGAGAAGCATGTAAACTCTTCAGGTACTACAATAAATGCATCAAGAATTTTAATTAAATTTAATTATGGGTATATATCATCTTCAGTACAAAGTGGAGTAATTCCAAGTACTGCAAAATATTACTTAAACCTATATGATGCAAGTTCAGAAGAATTAGCAGTAGAACAATCACTATTTACTTATATGGTTAGTGGAAGTTGGAGTGGTGGTACAGGTACAAAAGATAGAGACCCAGCACTTAGTGATGGTGCAAGTTGGAAGTATCGTGATAATGATACAACAAAAACAGAATGGGTAAGTGGTAGTTTAACACAAGGTGGTACTTGGTTCACATCAAGTTTAGGTGAGTATGAAGTAAGTTCATCACAAGATTTGGTTTATGAGACTCGTGATATTAGAATGGATGTTACTGATTTGGTTAAGAATCATCTTTACTCAAGTTCAATTTATCCAAACAATGGATTCATCGTAAAGAGAGAAAACCTTGTAACTTCAGAAAGTATGTTTACAGTCTTTGACCCAACAACATCAACTGGTTCTGCAGAGGGTAATTCTACACCATTAGGACATCTAAAATTTTTCTCAAGAGAAACTCATACAATCTATCCACCTAAATTAGAAGTAGAGTGGGATGATAGTTCTTGGGATACAGGTAGTTTATCAGAATTAAGTTCTACAGATTTAGATAGATTAAAAATTTATTTCAATAATTTGAAACCAGAATATAAGGAAAAGTCAAAAGTAAAATTTAGATTCACAGGTCGTGAACTATATCCTACTCGTGGATTCGATACAACACCAGCAGCATTGACTGTAAAAACTTTACCGAGTGGTTCACAATTATTACAACAAGGTACATACTACTCAGTAAGAGATGCTGAAACAGAAGATGTAATTATACCATTTGGTACAGGTTCTATTGTGAGTTGTGATTCCACAGGTAATTATTTTAATTTGTGGTTAGATGGATTCCAACCAGAAAGATTTTATTCTTTCTCAATTAAAGTAGTTAGTGGTAGTGGTGCAGACCAATCATCTATGATATACGATGAAGATTTCACATTTAAAGTGGTGAGGTAAAATGCCGTACACAGGTCAACAATTTAGAAAATATAGTTACTACAAAAACATCGAGGATGCAGATAAAGAAAAACAATTAAGAGATGCATTGAACGAAAAGAAACGCATGGAAATAAGTGGTTCTATTGTTGATGCAACTAATCCTATTAGAGATGAAAATGGTTTCTTACTTTCTTTTGAATCACCAGATAAACCAGGTAAATCAATTGAAGAAGATTATCAATATGTTAGATTACAAGTAAGACAAAATTCTGGTACAACGGATAGGGTTGTTAAATTTTTTGGTAATGATATACAATTTTTAGAAATCTTTCCAAAAGAACCTGAAGATGATGAACCAGATGTTGATATCAAAGCATTAGAAGAAGAATTAAATGATGGAATAGATAGACAAAATGAATTGAACAATAGTTTAACAGATGCAATCAACACCTTAAATAAAAAGATTGCTGAAATGAATAACACCACATCAACCGATGTTGAAAAGAAAAAAGATAAACCTAAAAAGAAGAAAAAGAAAGAGAGTAAGTTAAAGAAAGCTGGAAAGAAGATTAAGAAAGGTTTAAAGAAAATATTTAGTGATGAAAGATTAAAACGAGATATCGTACCACTTGGTATGGAGAATGGATTCAACACATATGGATTCAGATACATATGGGGTACACAAAGATATAAAGGTGTTATGGCACAAGAAGTTATGAAAACTAATCCACAGGCAGTTGATAAATTCTTCGGAGTATATAGAGTGGATTATGATGAAATCGGAGTGGAGTTTGGTAAATGTTAGAATACGGACTAACGGATAAAGATAAAGAACAATTAGAATCACCAAAAACAGTCTATAGTGGATTTGGTAGAGATAATTCTGATTACATTCATCTATATGTTTATGATATGGAAGATAACTATGTAGATGATGATATCTTTCCTGCAGGTGAAGTAAAGTTTCCAACACCTAACTTAGTTGATTTAGATGTAGGTACACATCTTCGTATGATGGGTTTAGAACTTGGAGAGTATAAAGTAAAATATTTATTTCTCAGAAGATTGGCAGGTAAAAAAGATGATGTATTAACTAATGATGATGGATTTGTACACATTGGAAAAGCACAAGTACGAATGGTAAATGGTCGTACTCGTTACTTCTCATCAGATAAAGAAAAACTTTCTGAGGGTAAATCAAAAGAATTAACACCAAAAAAATTACAATACCGAGTTAAACAAATATCACCTAATCGTAGAGAAATAAAGGTTGATATACAAGATATAAAAAATGTTCC